TGGAACAACTATGATACCTGATGTAAACTACACTTGGTGGCAGTGGGAAATGATTGGTTCAGAGGGTTATGAAAACGGTGATTGGACTTCATGGATTTCGACAAAAGAGTCTACTCTTGCAACAGAGGAATCGACACTTACAACCATGAAGGCTGACCCTGCATAAACAGGGTATTAAAATTACCTAAATAGTAGACAGGAACAGATTTTTCTGTTATAATACTACTATGGGCGCAAAGAATTTACACTTAGAACACTTAGAAGACGAGATTATCAATCAAGGGATTGATGGTGGTCGTGGGGCAATAAACTTCTTACGAGGTCTTAGAGACATGATGAAGGGTAATTCAAGTTCTTCTGTAAACATGACTGTAAAGTGGGACGGAGCTCCTGCAATCTTTTGTGGTCAACACCCTGAAACTAATCAATTCTTTGTTGCAAAGAAATCACTCTTTAATAAAGAACCCAAGTTCTACACAACTGAACAGGAAATCAAAGACGATTCAAGTCTTTCAGGTCAATTACAGGAAAAGTTCTTAACTTCATTTCAGTGTTTATCTAAACTATCTTGGAATACAATCATGCAAGGTGATTTAATGTATACTGATGATAAAACAAATAAAACTATAGATGGTAAAGAGTATATAACTTTCCAACCAAACACTATTTTATATGCTGTAGATAAAGATTCTGAATTAGGTAAGACAATCGATAGTTCTAAAATGGGTATTGTGTTTCATACTACTTACACTGGTGGAACAATAGAAGATTTGTCTGCAAGTTTTGGTGCAAAGATATCCAATCTTGGAAGTAGTAAAGATGTTTGGATGGATGATGCAACATATAAAGATGTGTCGGGTAATTCAACACTTACTGCAAAAGAAACACTTACACTTACACAAGAATTATCTCTAGTCGGTAAAGCATTTCATGGAATCAAAAAATCAGACTTAGTTAAGTTTCAAAAAATACAGGAAACTATCGCAACGAAAGGTGCAGGTGCAACTTACAAAACATATTGTAATACACTTATAAGAGGCGGCTCATACAAACCAACATACAATGGATACATGAAACATTTTGAAAATTACTGGAGAGATAAGGTAGTTGCAAAAGTTAAAATGGAAAAAACTAAACAAATTAAAACAGAGATTGGAGAACAACTTTACAACGAACTTCGTAGTTTAAATAAGTTCATTACCAATCTTACTAAGTTTATGGAACACTTAGTAATTGCAAAACAGTTAATTATTGAAGGACTAAATAGAGTAAAGAGTATAGGAACCTTTAAGAAAACATCAACAGGATTTGAAGTTGTAAATCCCGAGGGATATGTTGCAATTGATAAATCAGGAAGTGCAGTCAAACTTGTAGATAGAATGGAATTCGCATTTAATAACTTCACAGCACAAAAGAATTGGGACAAGTAATGAAAAAGACATTCGGTAAATTTCTAACAGAGGCAAAAGACAAGGGTGCAGTGTTTACCTTTGGTCGTTTCAATCCACCTACAACAGGCCATGGAAAGTTAGTAGATAAACTCAAAAAAGAAGCAAAAGGATATGAAGTTCTTTTATTCTCTTCTCATTCAAATGATAAGTTAAAGAATCCCCTTTCACATAAAGATAAAATAAAATACTTAAGAAAGTTCTTTGGTCGTATTGTGGTAGACGCAGACGCAAGAACTGTATTTGATATTGCAAACGAATTACAAACCAACGGGTATAATAAAGTAAGAATGGTTGTAGGTTCAGACCGAGTAAAAGAGTTTGAGATACTATTAAACAAATACAATGGAGTCAAAGCACGACATGGATACTATAAGTTTGAAAGTATAGAAGTAGTATCAGCAGGGGAGAGAGACCCCGATGCAGATGATGTCAGTGGAATGTCTGCAAGTAAGATGAGAGCATATGCAGAACAAGGAGACTATGAGAACTTCAAACTAGGAGTCCCTAGTAGAAACAATAAAGATAAAGAACAATTATACAAAGACATTCGTAAAGGAATGGGTATTGCAGAAGGTACACTACCCACATACATGTATGAAGATTTGATTACAGAAGGTGTGTATGACCCAGGCACATTCAAAGCAGTTTTCTTTTCAGGTGGGCCAGGCAGTGGTAAGTCAACAGTAGTTGATGCACTTTCACTAAAGTCACTTGGTCTTAAACTAGTCAATACAGATAAAGCATTTGAACTTGGTCTAAAGAAAGCAGGAATGACACTTGACCTTAGAGGTGCAGACTTTGATAGAGTAGACCCAATCCGTGCAAATGCAAAAAGGGTTACTGGAAAGGGTATGGATATGTATATGGATGGTAGACTTGGATTGATATTTGACACTACCAGTGCAAACTTAGGTAAAATTAAACAATACAAACAAATGTTAGATGGTATTGGATACGAATGTAAGATGATACATGTCAGTACATCACTTGCAAATGCACAAAAACGAAATGCAGAGAGACCAAGAAAATTACCACAAGAGATAGTTGCGAAAGATTGGGATAATTCAACTCGAAACATGATAGCATTACAGAAAATATTCAAAGGTGACTTTTATCATGTATCAAATGATGATGATTTAAAATCACTACAAACTAAAGCAAACAAACTCTATTCAAAACTCATGACATGGACTACTTCATTCCCAAGTAATAAACTTGCATTGAAGTGGAGAGAAACAGAACTACAGTCTAAAAAGACATAAATAGTATTATGGATATGTTAAACACATTACTAGAAAAAAAGAAAGTCGCACAAGATAAAGATATCAAAGACCGTGACGGTACTCAACCTAAGAAGTATTTTGCAAAGGATGCTGACGGTGATGATATGGCAAAATCTACAAAGGACGCACGTGCAAGACACTTTGAAAAGGGTAGAAAGTCTGCAGATGATGATGATTCTGCATATGAACCTGCACCAGGCGATAAGTCTGCAAAAACTAAACCTTCACAACACACTAAGAAGTATAAGAAGATGTTTGGAGAAGTAGAAGAGGGTAAACTGGTCACTTCAGTTAATGATGTCATTAAATTGATTACTAAAAAAGTTGCAGACAGATTAGAAAAAGAGTATAAGAAAAATTCCGAGAAAGGTCTTGGTATGATTAACACTATCGGTTCAATGGTTGGTCATAAAGTTACTGATAAGTCACAAGAGAAAGGTAAACTATTCTTAAAGTTTGGTGATAACATACAAGAAGACTCGGCTGTCGATGCTGCTCAACTAAAGGCAAAACATGCTGAACAGATGGAAAGACTTAAGGCAAACCATGAACAGGAATTAGAAGCACTTAAAGATAGACACGAAAGAGAGACTTCTAGAATAGACCAACAGAAAGATAAAGAGACTGCAGACAAACAAATTCAATCTAAAAGAGACGCAGATAGAAAATCTGCAGAAAAGAAAAAAGAATCTCAACAAGAAGAGAGAGATTATAAAAAAGAGTATGCAGACTACCATTCAAAACCTGAACAAGTTAAAAGAAGAACAAAAAGAAATGAGGCACGAAGAAGTCTAAAAGATAGAAAGGATATTAAAGGAAAAGATGTTCACCATAAGGATAACAATCCTATGAATAATGATAAATCCAATCTATCAATCGTATCACAAAAATATAATAGGTCTGAACCAAGACTTAGAAAATTAAAAGAGAAGGGGTTATTACCAAATGGCGGGAAATAAACACGACAACGGTGTACACGAACAAGGTACAGACGAAACAAGAATGGCATACCAAGAAGATACGCCTGGTCAATCAGTACAGCAGTATATCGAAGATAGAAATAAGGCATATCATGAAGAGGCCGTAGAAAAGAAAAAGAAGCACTTCAGTCAAGTGTTTCAAAATCCTCTAAAAGGATTCCCTTACAATGAAGAGATTGAAGTAAAGGAAATCAAAGAAGGTAAGAAAATTCAAGACATTGCTCGTAAGCATAAAAGGGAACTTCAGAAAATACAAAAAAGTGGTAACTTAGAGCTATCTAAGAAAGCAGAAGACGAATTATACCAATGGGCATCAAACAGTGGTGAGATTCATGGAGATGAAGAAGATGAATTTTGGGATTGGATAGATAGTAACCTTGACGATTTAGTTAAAGGTAAAATCAAAGAAGGTAAAGAACTGGAAGAACGACATGCAGATGTAATGAGAAAGAGAAATCAGTCTCAACAAAAAGCACATCAAAAAGCAATGATGAAGTCTGCAAAAAAATCTATCAAAGACTATGATGCAAGAAATAAGAATAAGAACGAAGAGATAGAAGAGAATGCAGATGCATCTCTTAAAAAGAAATCAGAAAAGAGTGGTATATCAGTCGGTATTCTAAAACAAGTATATAACCGTGGAGTCGCCGCATGGAAGACTGGACATAGACCAGGCACAACTCCTGAGCAATGGGGACATGCACGTGTTAATTCTTTTATCACTAAAGGTAGTGGAACATGGGGTAAGGCAGATAAAGACCTTGCGAAAAAGGCTGGTGGGTAATGAAAACCTTTTATCAAATTGCAATAAGTGAGACTCTTGATTCCCTTCAAGAGACTAATACAAACTTACTAGACAATCCGTTTAGATTAGGTTCTATGATGTATTTTGAGGTAATCAAAGAGGCAAGAAAGAGATTAAACGAAGGACGATATACACTTACAGAAGTCGACAAACAAATTTTAGAGACTGATTTAGGAGAGTTCGATATATGTGAAGGTGAATTAGTACCTTTAGATTGTCCTATGATTGCTGAGGAAGAAGAAAAGGAACCCGAACTCAACAAACCAAAAGTCGGTGGGCCTAAGAAGTACTATGTTTATGTTAAAGACGGAGACAAAGTCAAGAAAATATCATGGGGAGACACTACAGGTCTTAAAGTCAAATTAAATAACAAAGACGCAAGAAAGTCTTTTGCCGCAAGACATGATTGTGCAAATAAGACAGACAAAACAAAGGCAGGATACTGGGCATGTAGACTTCCACATTACGCCAAACAACTCGGATTGAGTGGTGGCGGGTCGTTTTTTTGGTAGACTAAATATAAGGGAGAACATTATGAGTCAAGTGATACACGAATACAGAAATGATAACAGGACTGCAATAGTCCGATTAACTTCAGAAGGTTTTGAAGTTGATTTAGCAAAAGACAACGTAATAATAGAAACTAGACAGGTTCATAACCATAGTGAATCTTATGCAGAAGACGTTGCAGATAACTATGTATTAGGAGTGTTTGATGCAGTTAAGAAAGAAGGAAGTTTCTATGGTTATAATCAAAAAACCGATAACTTTTATCCTGGCTTAGATGACTAACCCCTATACAGAAACGATTTTAGAACAACATGGGACTGGTTTAAAGTTCGTGGTTAGAAAGTTTTCACATGATGTATCAGAAGAAGACCTAGTGTGGCACAGAGACACTAAAAATAGAACCATACATATATTAGAAGGTTCAGAATGGGAGTTGCAGAAAGAAGATAAACTTCCAGTAGAATTAAAAGTAGGTGATGACTACTCTATAACTAAAATGGAGTATCATCGATTAATAAAAGGTGAAGGAGACCTCGTAATAAGGTTCCCGATTATATAAATAATAGTACTATGAGTTATAAATCAGAAAATTGGAAAGAATCATTAGAACAAGTTCGTTCTCATGTTCAATTAAAAGAAGGTTCAATAGAAAAATCTGCTGAACAAATAATTGACGAAGAAATTGAGGCTGAACTAAGACTTTTTGAAACAGAAGTATTGGAAGAAGAAATTCTCCTAGAAGCATCCGCTGGTGCAATGATTGATAAGTTATTCAATCTTAAAGGTGACAAAGACTCACAATACGGTGTTGCAAAGATGTTATCTATGACTGGTGTCAAAGTTGTACAATCAATGCAGAAACAAAATCCACAAGGATTTTCAAAGTTAGTTGCACAATTAGGTAAAGAGAAGAAGATTACACTACCTACTAATAACAAACTGATGGCAATGTTCAAAGATGCAGGTGTTAAACCAATGCCTGAAGAAGTTGAAATCAAAGAAGAAAAACTTTCAGTAGAAAAAACCATAGAAAAGTTGACAGAAAAGAATATGTTAGGTAGACTTGCTAAATCTATGGAACTTAATGAAGATAATAAAGAAAAGTTATTTAACTATTTTGAACAAGGGGAGTTGAACCAATGAAATTTACAACAATAGGATTGTCAGATGACCTATTAGAAGCATCTAAAACTTTACTCAAACAAGGTAAAGACTATGAGGAGTTCTTTCAATCTGCACTTAAAAAATTTGGTGTCACTTCACCTGCAGAATTTAAATCAGACGAAGAGAAAAAGAAATTCTTTGACTATGTAGATAAAAACTACAAAGGTAAAAGTGAAGAAGTACAAGAAGAAGTTCTTGATGAAAATATTCAGAAAGTTATTAAAATGTATCCAAGAGACAATGATTGGAAAAAGTTAGTCACAAAATACAAAAGAGATATTGAGGCCATGCGAAATAACAGTAAAGACTTACCATCTAAAACAGAAGATGCACTTCTTACATGGGGTTTTGACAATGGAGAGATTAGTAACGAAGATGATGCAGAAAACTTCATCGACAAAATTGTAAACGCATAGGAGTTATAATGAACTTATTCCAAGAATTAAAAGAAAATGCAAGAGAGGAGTCTCTTAACGAGTTATCTCAGAAGGCATTGGTTCAAAAGGCGATAGATATTGCATCCTCAATGGGTGGTAATATGACAGGTGCTGTTAAAAGAATAGAAAAAATCAAAAGAAATTTATCAAAAGATAAGAATGTTGCAAATGCATTAAGATTAGCAAACGAAGAAACTGTATCAGAGAACTATAGAGTTCTTGCAAAACATGGTATGGGTGCAGAGACTAAGAACTCAATTAAAGTTGGTACAGAAGTAGATTACTACCAAAAAGATGGTGCCAAGTACATGGGTAAAATCACCAAGATGACTCCAAAAGGTTACATCGTAAGAGACGACAAGACTAAGAAAGACCATGAGTTCACATATCACGACAGAAATGCAGCTAAGAAACTTCTAAAGATGTCAGAAGAAGCACACCCATGTCAAGGTCTATCAGAAGATGACCCTTGTTGGAAAGACTACAAACAAGTAGGAATGAAGAAGAAGAACGGAAAAGAAGTTCCGAATTGTGTTCCTAAAGAAGACGTTGAAGAAGGTGCTATGGATGGTCAGAAAATGACTGGACAAGAGATATCTACTTACTTTAGAAAGAATCCAGTCAGAGATAAAGACCTTAAGAAAGCAGTAGAG